AGTATGGCATTATGAATTTGAGGACTTAGTAGTTCTTAAAAATAATAGGGGTACTGATGAAACTAGGGTGCGTAACATGGACTATGCATTTCAATTTAATAAGCTTATGTATGAGAGATTATTAGAGGGTGGTAAGATAACTTTCTTCTCTCCAGCTGATGTCCCTGGATTATATGATGCATTCTTTGAAGACCAAGATAAATTTAAAGAATTATATGAGAAGTATGAGAGGTCATATAAGATTCGTAAGAAATCTCTACCAGCCCTTGAGGTATTCTCTCAATTTCTAACAGAGCGCAAAGAGACTGGTCGGATATATCTACAAAACGTAGACCATGCTAATACTCATGGTGCATTCATAGAAAAGCAAGCACCTATACACCAATCAAATCTTTGTTGTGAAATCGATTTACCAAGTCATGGATTAGAATCTTATGATGATACTAATAAAGGTGAGATATCTTTATGCACATTATCTGCAATTAACTGGGGATTAATAAATGACCCATCTCAATTTGAACATTACTGTGAGTTAGCTGTACGTTCTCTTGATGCTCTATTGGATTATCAGAACTATCCGGTCATAGCAGCACAGCGGTCAACGATGAATAGGAGACCATTAGGAGTTGGTATAATTAATTTTGCATACTTCCTAGCTAAGAGAGGTCTTAAATATAATGATGATGCTCTTGAAACTGTTGATGAATATGCAGAAGCTTGGTCTTATTATCTAATTAAAGCTTCGGCTGATTTAGCAGAAGAAAAGGATTGTTGTTATAAAAACCTAGAGACCAAATACGGACACGGAATCTTACCTATAGACACCTATAAAAAAGAGGTGGATGAATTGGTTAAGCCAAAACAGAGAATGCCGTGGAAGGCTTTGAGAGAACGGCTTAAGAAAAAAGGTATTAGAAATTCTACTTTAATGGCTATTATGCCGGCTGAAACATCAGCTCAGATTAGTAATAGTACAAATGGTATAGAACCACCAAGGGCTCTTGTATCTTATAAGCAATCTAAAGATGGAGTAATGGCTCAAGTAGTACCTAATATATTTCATTTAAAAAATAAATATGATTTGTTATGGGACCAAAATGGACCAGAAGGTTATCTTAAAATTATGGCGGTGCTCCAAAAGTATGTTGACCAAGGAATATCTGTTAATACAAGTTATAATCCAGTTCAATATGAAGATAATAAAATCCCAATGTCTATTATGCTTAAAGATTTAATTATGTTTTACAAATATGGTGGTAAACAATTATACTATTTTAATACAAATGACATGGCTGGCGAAGAAGAAGATTGTGAAAGTTGTGTTTTATAAGAAAAATATTCTATAGTAGTATTACTCTGTAGAATAATAGTTTCTTTTATGAAATAAAGCACTAAAACCGTTTACTTTTACTCAAAAGTATGATATAATATACTCTATATTAAAATTAAAAATACTATATATAAATATGACAGAATTCTTAACTTACATGGGAGCAGGGTTTATAATAACAATCGCAGCTATTGGATTGCTATCAAACTTCTTTTTCCCGCTTTTCCTTAATCTAAATGATGAAATCAATGAACGGTTTAAGGAAAACGATGTACCTTCGAAATAAGGCTAAACTATTTTTTAAAACGACATAGGAGAATATATGTTAGATAAAATCACAAGCGGCGTCGCAGCTGCAACGGCTATTGGTATTTCACTAATTAGCTTGGCTATCGTTTTACAGGTAGTCTTTGGCGGTAGTGTACCTTTCATGGGCGGAGACGTCATTGGTACAATAATCGGCATAGTACATCAGCTAGGAGACGCTGGTTTAGTTGGTCTAATTTCTGTAGGAATAATTTGGAAATTACTGACATCTGATGATGCATAACATTCATTCAAACGTGAAGTGAAGTTAAAAACGACGTAAAGGTAAGGGTAGGAGCACTTAACACGTGGGTTCAATTCCCACCTCCTCCACCAAATGCTATAAGGCACATGTGTCATGGGTACCATTTAGTGGGGGAGACAAGGCTTCGATTAGGTAGCAGATCCGCCTAAGACTCGTCAGTCAACAAAGACTTTAAAATGCAAATTTAATCGGCAAAAACGATTATTTGTTAGCAGCTTGATTGTTAACTGAGGTTTTCTCCGGAGTCCCTTATCACCCAATACTCCGGTCTTTTTTTATATACATATTACTATGATAAGCTTAACCGACCTTGCTGTTGAAAAATTAGAAAACCTTCTCCCAGGAAAGTTAATGCTTAGAGTATTAGTTAAGACCACAGGTTGTTCAGGCCTAGCCTATCATTTAGAGTATTCCCTTTATAAAAATATTGATGACATTAAAGAAATGGTCAAAGGTATTCCTGTTGTTATTGACCCAAAATCTTTAGTGTATGTAGATGGTTGTGAGATAGACTATAAGTATGAAGGTCTTAATGAAGGGTTTGAATTTTATAATCCTAAAGAAAAAGCTAGGTGTGGCTGTGGAGAAAGCTTTACGGTATGAAAAAGAGTGTATTTAAAATAAATACTAAAGGACATTTAGACAAAACTTTATTTTTTGATGAAGGTGTAGACATAGCAAGATATGATGTGGTTAAATACCCAGCATTACAAAAGCTATATGAGAAGATGCTGTCTTTTTATTGGACACCTGATGAGATAGATGTCACAAAGGATAAGATTGATTTTTCCAAATTAACAAAGAATGAACAACACATATTTACAGCAAACCTTAAGAGACAAATACTCTTAGATTCAGTACAGGGCAGGTCACCGGACCTAGCCTTATTACCATTAGCAAGTAACCCAGAATTAGAATTACTAATAGAGACCTGGGCATTCTTTGAGACTATTCACTCACGGTCTTATACACATCTAATTAGAAATGTTTATCCTAACCCATCAAAAGTATTTGATGAGATAACATCTATCCCAGAGATTAGGGATTGTGGTGGAGACATATCAAAACATTATGATAACTTAATAAATTATAAAGGACCTTATGGTTCATATAAACATAAAAGACTATTGTACCTTTGTTTAATCTCTATATATATCCTTGAAGGTATGAGATTCTATGTGAGCTTTGCATGTTCATGGGCATTTGCTGAGCTTAAACAAATGGAAGGTAATGCTAAAATTATTAAATTAATAGCAAGGGATGAGAACTTGCATCTTGCAGCATCATTAAATTTAATTAGAACTCTGATTAAGGATGATGAGGATTTTGTAAAGATTAAAGAAGAAACAAATGATGAAGTAATGGATTTATTTGAAGATGCATTAGTACAAGAAGAGGAGTGGTGTGATTACTTATTTGGTAATGGCTCAATGATTGGATTAAATAGTGACCTCCTTAAAGAATATGTACGGTGGATTGGAGCAAAAAGGATTAAGAGTCTTAATTATACTGTACCATTTTCAGTTCATTTGCATAACCCATTACCTTGGACAGAGAAATGGATTAGTGGTTCGGACGTTCAAGTAGCGCCACAAGAAACAGAAATAACATCTTATATTGTTGGTGGTGTCAAGCAAGATGTAGATAAAGAAACATTTAAAGGAATAAGTTTATGAGAGCAGTAGTATGGAGTAAAAATAATTGTGTCATTTGCGATAGAGCAAAAGCATATTTAGATAGTAAAAAAATTAGTTATGAAGAAAGAAATATTGAAGGACCTAAATGGACACCTTCAGATTTTTTTGAAGCAATACCAAATGCAAGGACATTTCCTCAAATATTAATTGATGGAAAATATATTGGTGGATATGATATGATGATGACTCATATTAATTTAGGAGAACTTAAATTATGAGATGCAATGAATGCAATAGTGAACCCTTTGAGGTTATAGTCAAGGAAGAATTAGGCTATGAACATGAGGCAATTGAACTTGGATTAGATGTAACAAATTGTCCATTTTGTGGAGCAAATTTAGAATGGGCTAGTAGAGGAGGATATGATGCAGGCGAATATGATAATGATGAAGACCGACTGGACATATAATGAACGACAATTTACTTCTGATGATATTGGTGATTTTTATGGTTTTGTGTATCGCATTACCAACTTGGTCACCGGCTACGACTATGTCGGACGAAAGTATTTTAAAACAATTAGAAAGCTCAAGCCCTTAATTGGTCGAAAGAATAAAAGACATAAGTCCAAAGAGACTGACTGGTTAGAATATTGGGGCTCAAGTAAGAGACTCACTGAGGATATAGAAGCTCTAGGCAAAGAAAATTTTAAACGTGAGATTATATGTTTATGCAATACACGTGGTGAGACAAATTATATGGAAGCTAAGATACAGTTTAATGAAGATGTTTTATTAAACCCACAAAACTATAATGGTATTATAGCTATTAAGATTGGATATGGTTCAGTTAAAAACTTACCCGAAGCCGTTTACAATCGCACCAAAGTATGATATAATATAGATTATGGTATTAGTAGATTTTAATGGTTTAGCAATTGGTAGTATAATGGGTTCTTTAAATAGAGGTGAAGGCCTATCATCTAATTTAGTTAAGCATATTATTTTAAATAACCTCAGGTTATATAGGAAAAAATATAGTGAAGGAAAGTATGGCAATATTGTTATCTGTTGTGATAATAGGTCTTGGCGTAAAGATGTATTCCCAGAGTATAAAGCAAATAGGACCACCTCCCGTAAAACAGATAAGCATGATTGGCTACAAATATTTGACTTAATTGATTCAACATTAGATGATATCCGTAATAATTTCCCTTATGCTGTTGTCAAAGTAGATAAAGCTGAAGCCGATGATATTATTGGTGCATTAACTGTACATAAATCCATACCTCTTATTGGTGAGGATGTAGTTATTATATCAGCTGATAAAGATTTTATTCAATTACAAAAACATGGTAATGTGATTCAATGGTCACCTATGTTTAATAAAGTTGTTAAAGACCCTAATCCAATTAAGTATTTATTTGAACATCTCCTAAAAGGTGATAGTGGGGACGGTGTTCCAAACGTATTATCTTCTGACACTTGCTTAGTTACTCATACTCGTCAACACCCTATGACTAAAAAGAAAATAGAAGCTTGGTGGTTAGAAAGAAATAACCTTAAAGATGTTATGCCTACTGAAGTCTTTAGAAATTATATGCGTAATAGAGAAATGATTGACTTAGATAGAACCCCTGAAAATATTAAAAAAGAATCTATTGACCAATATGAGAATTACGTATATCCAAAACGAAGTAATATTCTAACTTATTTAATAGAGAATAGAATGAAGTTACTTATAGAATCAGCTGGTGAATTTTGAATGATGAAGAATTAAAAGAGTTCATGGAGTATTTTAAAGATGTTTTACCAGACCCAGAGCACCATCCACTTAAAGTTATGTGGTTATATAAATGGTGGAAGAGTATAGTTATAAGGAATAGAGATGCCAACTTATATATTCAAAAATAAAACAACCGGTGTTGAGTGGGAAAAGGAAATGAAGATAGCAGAGCTTGACGACTATGTAAAAGAGAATGATTGCTCTATAGTAGTTCAAACACCACAAATAATTAGTGGTACTGGAGAAGCTCGTTTAAAAAATTCTGATGGATGGAATGATAAAATGAAAGAGATACATAAAAGAGCAGGAAAGCATTCAACAATGAGTGATAGTATTAAATAATGTTTGTACACAAACCAGTTGACCTAGGTTATAATGACCTTAAATCAGTTACTAAAAAGAGTGGAAGGAAATATACTACTCCCAAAGGTGACTACCCCTCAATAACAACAATCCTCGGACAAAAAAGTAAAGCTGCTATTATGGCTTGGAGAGACCGCATTGGTCATGAAGAAGCTAATAGGATTTCAAGTCAAGCTGCAAGAAGAGGTACAGCAGTTCATACCATGTGCGAGAAGTATGTGAACAATGATTCTGAATATGCAAAGGATGCAATGCCTAATATCTTATTTGATTTTAATAGAATTAAAGATATATTAGATGAACGTATTGGAATAGTCTATGGACAAGAGCTACCATTATATTCTGACCATTTAAAAGTAGCTGGCCGAGTTGACTGTGTAGCAGAATTTGATGGCAAGCTATCTATTATAGATTATAAGACCTCACGTAAGACAAAAA